TTCAGTTTGGTGACAGACTACACTGATCAGGACAAAATCATCATGGACGATATTGCAACCAAACAACTGGAGCTCCGTATAGGGGATTACCGTTATCAAGTTGCACACCATGAACACCATGCCCACTGTGGGTTTCATCTATCCGAAATGGACGATGCAATAATCATTGTCATGGATGGTGGTGGGTGTCGTAAGTATTGGGACACACATCCCACTCATCAGGAAATCGAATCCATTTATTTTGGATACATCGATGAGAATTCGCGGAGCAAGATTATTCCTCAATGGCAACGACTCAGTAATTCAAGATTCATTTCTGACTTTGATGAGTTCTTCCCGAACGAATGTCACGCAGCTGCACTTTGTTATATGGACGAAGAAATACAGATTGAAGGAGTGGATTGTGTGTTCACTTCTAGACCGTCTGCAGGGATGAACTTCTCTAACATGTCCGCTGCTCTCGGAACGGATACACAAGGTCGAGCAGCAGGGAAGGTTATGGGAATGGCATCCTATGGAAAACCTGCAGATAATATTTACAATAAATTTAATGTTGCACAAGAATTAGAACTAGATTCTTTCCATCATACCGTATCAATTATTCAACGAGCAATTGACTATGCACCCGACTGTAAAAATATTATATTAAGTGGTGGGTATGCTCTGAACTGCACGAACAATTATAAGTACCTAGAAGTATTCCCTGACCATCAAATATTTGTAGACCCTATTCCTCATGACGGTGGAACTGCAGCTGGAGCTGCACTGCAAATGCATATTGATATCCAGTCAGGAGATTTCCTAGTGTATGGGGACAAGTATAGTGTTGAACCCTACACTAAACCTAGTGTATGGGATGAGGAGACAGAATCAGAATGATTACAAAAATTACTAGAGACCTAGATGACATCGTTGATTTAATTATTGATGATAAACAAATCGTTGCCATATTTCAGGGTAAAGGAGAATGGGGCCCTCGTGCGCTAGGGAACCGTTCCATTCTATTTGACCCTAGACATAAGGAAGCTAAACAAATCGTCAACAGTGTGAAGAAGAGGGAGTCCTACAGACCGTTTGCAGGGAGTGTCATGGCAGAACATGCCGAGGAGTATTTTTATATGCATCAATTAAAAGAATCTCCATGGATGTCCTTTGCAATCCAAGCTAAAGATATTGCCTATGAAAAAATACCGACACTGGTTCATTCAGATGGAACATGCAGAATTCAAACCGTCACACGAGAACAGAATAAAAATTATTACGATCTTATAGAGAACTTCTATGAGAAGACTGGAGTCCCGATGATATTTAATACCTCATTTAATTTAGGTGGTGAGGCCTTAGTTGAAACTATTGAGGATGCAATTCATACTTGCAATCGATCTGATATTAATCATCTGTATATTCCTGAAGATCAAGACATTCATATTCCCCAACATTTATTAAAATTTAAAACCCACGATGAAATAAATGTTATCAAAGGAGACAGTGACTAAATAATAGATGGTAGAAGTTACAGACATTGCAATTGCAAAACTTATCGAGAAGAAAGTAGATTCAGTTAGACTAGGAATCACAGGTGGTGGTTGCAGTGGTTATGAATATGTCTTTATCGAAGATGAATATAAAGACGGAGACATGGAACTAGACTACGGTCAGTTTAAATTTTTAATAGATACAACGAGTCAACCCTTTTTAAAAGGTATGACACTTGATTATGAACAACAAGGATTGAATGAAACTTTTACATTTCAGAATCCTAATGAAGCAGCCAGTTGTGGTTGTGGGGTGAGTATAACATTTAATGAAAACATCTAGTGCAAAAGCAAAAGGACGGAAACTTCAACAATGGTTTACTCAGAAATTAATTGAGGGTCTAAGTCTTAACGAAGAAGATTTAGAATCAAGACCGATGGGTTCCCAAGGTGAAGATATTATTATGGGGAGAGAGTCACGAGAACAGTTCCCTTATAGTATTGAGTGTAAAAATCAGGAAGCTGTGAATGTGTGGAAAGCATATGAACAAGCAGAAACAAATTGTAAAGGGTACGAACCCTTGGTAGTAATAAAACGAAATCGAAGTAAACCATTAGTACTGGTTGATGCAGAACACTTCGTTGCACTACACAAAAAAATGGAAGTAGGATTAAACAAGGTATGAGAAGTTTCGCAGATATAACAGAAATAAAACAAAAAGACAAACCACCTATACGGTTGTTAATCGTGTCTGCAAAGAATGATTCTAAGATACCCTATATCACTGCAGGAAGATTACAAGAAGAGTGTAAGAAGAAAGGTCTAGACTCTTACATCGTCCACATCGAAGAAGCATTAATCGATAAACAAAAAGATGTGACTACCATTTCAAATAAGACTTCTGATGTAGATTGGGTCTTGGATGAAAATGTAATCGCAATCATTCGTGGTTCAGCTGCGAGTAAAGATTCATACATGGATTTAGTTTCTCAGTTAGAGAAGATGAATATCCCATGTGTCAACAATCGTGAAACTGTTAGTATGTGTGCAGACAAATACTGGAGTTCAATTAAACTTAGAGAAGTCGGAGTGACCCAACCTAGAAGTGCGTTGGTGCGTTCTAAGGACACTCTACAAGAGTCTATTGAAAGTATTGACCTAGAGTATCCTTTCATATTAAAAACCCTCAGAGGGTCTAAGGGTGTCGGTGTAATGTTCATCGAATCCGAAAGGTCTCTTAAAGCTTTGGTTGCGATGTTGTATAAGTTGGATGAAGATGTTGAGTTTATAGTTCAACAGTTTATCAAATCCGATGGTGACATAAGAGTTCAAGTACTTGGTAATCAAATTGTCGGTGCAATGAAACGTATGCAAATCAAAGGTGACTTCCGTTCTAACATATCACAAGGTGCAGAAGGAAAACCATACAAGTTAAATGAAGAAGAAATTAAACTCAGTTTGGATGCCCATAAAGCAGTTAACGGTGACTGGACTGCAGTAGACTTTATTCTAGATGAAGACGGTACTCCTTATTGTTTGGAAGTAAACAGTTCGCCTGGCACGGATGGATTTGAAGAAGCAACAGGACTCAATGTTGCAAAGACAGTTATAGAATATTATGAAGACCGTGCAAACTGGAGAAGGACTCCAACACAGATTGGTAAGTTCGAACAGATATACATTAAAGGTGTAGGAAGGATTGTTGCAAACTTTGATACAGGTAATAGTGCCAAGTGTTCTTTACACGCAGAGAAGTTTGAAGTCAAAGGAAACAAAGTTTACTGGGAAGAGAACGGTCAAAAATTCAAACACGACTTAGTTGAGATGATTACTTTTGAAAGAGGTGGAGTCAACGCAGAGAAATTTAAAAGACCTATGATACACTTCAGTGTATCTTTCAATGGTAATGATTACGAGGAAGCAGAGTTTATCTTAGACGATAGAGCTAGGAAAACCACTAAGTGTTTAATGAATCAAAGATTTATGAAACGAAGTAATGTAATGGTTAACCCTGCGAGGAATTTTATCGTTACCGACTTTATTGAAACTAAAGAATTACATGACTTTGAAAAAAAATAGCTTGACAATGACTTAGGCTTTTATATATAATGGTTGTTATGAATAAAAAAAATACGGAAAAAATATCAATACAAGAACGATGTGCTAATAAAGCATGGGATGCTTTTGGTGAAGTTGAACATCAGATTGATAATTACATGACACAACCTTTTGGTAATGATTGGAAATGTTTAAGTTATTTGAACTCACTTGCATACAGTCCTATGGTAGTAAAATACATGAAGGGACAAGTGGATGATCTTATATCGGAAGTTGAAAACAAAGAAGGATGTGACCAACTTGCAGAAGGATATAGTCACTTCACTGTAAAGGAGAAATCAAACTTTCTCAAATTTCTAAAACATATCGATAAGGACATTGACACTTACTGTCTCAATAATAAAACGAGGCGCAGGAAGAAGGTTAAAACCCCTGCACAACAAGTTAAAAAATTACCTTTCTTAATTAAAGACAAGGAACTATCATCAATTAATCCTGAAGAGATAATCCGTGCAAGGTCACTGTTTACCTACAATACCAAGACACGGAAGATCGCACAATTCGATGGCCATCTCAGTGTAAAGAATACCTCAATAAATGGAATTGATGTAATGAGAGAAAAGACCTTGACAGATCGGAGTCTTCTTGGTAGAATAGTTAAAGGTGGTAATATTATTGCATCGGGATTTTTAGACGAGTTGAAGACTATGGAAAAGGAACCCAGTAAAATTATTACCAAAAATACAATATTATTAAAAGTGATTAAATGATACTAATAGATTTTACCCAAACCATAATTGCAGGTTTGATGGCACAACTTAAAATGAACAATGGTAAGGTATCGGAAGATATGTTACGACACATGATTCTTAATTCAGTCCGAATGTATCAGAAGAAATATTCTGCAGACTACGGAGAAATTACTTTATGTACGGATGCACCGAATACATGGAGAAAGGAATTCATGCCATTGTATAAAGCAAACCGTAAGAAGACTAGAGATAAATCTGATCTTGATTGGGGTATGTTATTTGATACACTCAATATAGTGAAACAGGAAATCAAAGAAAACTTTCCGTACCGTTATATGTATGTTGAGAGAGCAGAGGCAGATGATATCATTGCGATACTAGTTAAACATGCAAGAGAACCAGTGATGATTGTCAGTGGTGATAAAGACTTCCAACAGTTACACAAGTATGACTATGTGAAACAGTGGAGTCCGAACCTAAATAAATTAATTGATTGTCCCAACCCTGATCGGTTCTTAAAAGAACACATCTTGACAGGAGACAAATCAGATGGTATCCCAAATATATTATCAAACGATAATTGTTTTGCAGAGGGTATCAGACAGACACCTTTGAGAAAAGGTATAAAGGATAGTTATCTCAGAATGTCCATTGAAAAGGACGATAAATACTATCGGAACTATTTAAGAAACCAAACTCTTATTGACCTAGAGTTTATTCCTCAAGAATTAGAGGATAATATCTTAGATGAATTCTCGAAGACTGAAGTTGTAAGAGGCAAAGTTTTTGATTATCTAAGAGTACATAGGTTGAATGAGTTATTAAATCATGTAGAGGACTTTACATTATGACAGAGAAAAGAGGAAGAGGTCGTCCAAAGGGCGCCCCAAATAAACCATTGATGGAACTTGATACAGAAAGAAAAGTATTGCTGAATACAGCAGATGCTTTTGAAATTCTATGTCAGGCAGATATCGTTGCACAGGAAGATACAAAACTTGCAGTTCAAGGACTCCAAGTATTCGGACAGAAAAACGGTTCAATAAAACCGTTGTTGCAATGGGTATATGATAAGAATATTAATTCGACATTACCTGAAGGTACATCACCGTATACTGCTAACCCAGCACCTGCGACAGACTTAACTGAAACCAGTTTAAGATTTGAACACAAGTTGTTCAAGTACTTTGTAACAGAACAAGTTCCTATGGTCAAACGAGAAGCTATGTGGATAGCGATGCTTGAAGGCATCCCTGAAAACGAAGCTGTGTTGATTGACTTAGTGAAGGACGGTAAGTGGCCGTTTAAAAATATCACAAAGGAGATCGCTAAAAAAGCGTTCTCAGAAATTAACATTTAATAAATATATGTAGTGGTTAGAGACTAGACATACTAAACAGGGTCTAAAGTTTTTAGGTCAATAAAATTTTTTATAGTCGCACACCGCTCCATGGATTGAGGAAAAATACAAAATGAATAACATGGATAATCCCTCTGCATTCTCGCAGGAACAGGTCGTTTCCGAACCAACGGAAATAGAAAAAATACAAAACAGGGTTAAGAACTTTGCTGTTAGGTTAAAACCTGCAACAGCGGAAGCAATTAAAGGTAGCTTAACTATTGGTTTAGCAAATGGTCTATTTAAGATGGATGATCTTGATGCCATTGTAGCAATCCGTGAAGAAATATCAAAGGGACTTATTGAGTATCAGAGTACTGTTCAACAAGCACAGAAAGATTTAACAGGTGCGACAGAACGAGAATCACAAAGACTTCAAGATGAGTTTGAATCACAGAAGCAAAGAGATCATCAAGTTCTTATAGACGAAAGACTTCTCAGAAAAAGAACTCAAGATAGACTCGCACAAATGGAACAAGTTCTAAAAGACCAAGGCCTTCATATTGACTTAGATGGTGATGGACTGATTGGTTTAAAAGAAGGACAAGTTGCAGACACCTTAACTGAAGTTGAACAAGCGGAAGTATCAAGTCTGTTGAAAGAACCTAGTGTATCAGAACATTCACAAGCAGAACTAGAACCGATACCTGACTTTGCTCCTGCACCTAGACCAACCAGTAGTGCATTCAAACTTGCAAGGATGTTAAATCCTGTACAAGACGAAACGATAGAACGAGACTATGATGAAGAAGTTCTTGAAGTAGATAAGAAAAGATTCGCAGACTTTGTTGAAGATACCCCACCTCAAATTGCAGGTGGTCTTATCCAAGGGGAAACTACTGAATCATTCCTAGACGAAGTTGCACGAGTAGGTGAAGTTGAGGATGCTGATGATATAGATGAAGACGCAGACTTTCAAGACACCGCTGAATTTTATAACGGAGAACCCGAACCAGTTGTTGAAGAACCTACCTTAGATATAGGTTACTCTTCACCTGCACCAGTGGTAACCGCTGGGAATGCTCCTAATATAACAGGAGTAGCAGAAGTTACTCAAACACCTATTGCAGCTGGAGTCTATGTAGAACATACTCCTGAACCTGTAGTGGGAGAAAATGATGTAGTCATCAGTAAGGATAAAATTAAAGTCTTTGCAGAACACCCTCAAGAAGAAGAAGATGATTTTGATGAAGTAGTTATTCCTAACCGTAAAGAATTACAAGCAATGACCAAGAAGGGAATATTAGGTTCAGCAGAAAAATTAAGTTTCACCATAGATAAAAAATTAACCAAAGCAAAAATGGTTAATGCATTCGAGGATCAATCGAATACTCTTATAGAAGAGTTAACTGCAGGTGAAGAATTTGTAAGTGCAAGTGAGGAAGAAGTTGATGGTGATGACGATAGGAGAGACGGCGGCTACTTTTAAGTCTACTGTCCGTCCCTTAAAACTAAATGAAATCAGTCCTCTTCATGAGGACAAGTTTACTGGTATTGAAGACGAGGTGTATCGATTTGATTTACCTCAAACCCATTCTATAAAACTCGGAACCTTATACAACGGAGAGTACATCTTTGTTGCACAAGAAGGAACTCGATTATTTTTTTCTGCACACCAACTAAACAAAGACCCACTTAGATCAGCCGTTCTAAAGTGCTTCCTGCACAAACCAAAAGGTAACCCTCGTTCAAAGATATTAAATGTTGATGATGATGCACAATTTGTTTGTCTACCTAAAGACCTTGCAGAAGGATTCAAGATAGGGGATGATATCCAATATGAACTTATCAATGAAACGGAAGAATTAGAAAGACATATATTATGCGACAGAGTGAGTGATGAGTCTTAACATCCCCACTACTGCAGTTGATCAGCATGACTTCTTAGAACACCGTAGAGAACAGGAGAAGAACCATTGGAAGAAAAAGGTAGGAACACCTACGGAACTAGATTCGATCCTTACAGTCGAAGTAAACACCACTGAGCTGTGTAATAGAACATGTGTGTTTTGTCCTCGTGCAAACCCCGAAGTATTCCCAAATAGAAATCTACATATGACACCCAAGGGTGCGTGTACTATTGCAACCGAATTAGGAAACAACAATTACACTGGGAAGATATCCTTCAGTGGATTCGGAGAGAATCTACTCAACCCAAACTTCCAAACAATCGTGAGAGAGTTTAGAACACACTTACCTCATGCAACACTAGAGTGTAACACTAACGGTGACAAACTCACCTCTCATTACGCACAAGAATTATTCAAGAATGGTTTAGACCTTCTCTATATTAATCTCTACGATGGGATTGAACAGATGGAAGGGTTTGATAAGATGATGCAAGTTGGAGAGATACCCGAATCGAATTTTAAATATAGAATGCACTGGGGAGACTTTGAAACCCACGGATTGATTTTAAATAATCGTAGTGGTGTAGTGGACTGGGTAGGTATAGAAGAAGACACTATAGAAAATCTGCAGGGTAAACCATGTCACTATCCGTTCTATAAAATGTTTGTCGATTGGAATGGGGATGTCCTATTCTGTTCAAACGATTGGGGTAGAGAACATATCGTGGGTAACCTAATGCAATCAACCTTACATGATGTATGGTTTAGTAAACCCATGAACAAGATTAGAAAGAGATTAATGAAAGGTGATCGAAGTCAATCACCCTGTAACAAGTGTAGTGTCGATGGGTCACTATTCGGTAAACAAAGTTTTGATATAGTTAAGGAGTATTATGAAAGTAGTAATAACAGGAAGTAGTGGACTCTCGAAAACGATTGGAGATATGATCGTAAAGACACCCCATGTCGGACAGATACACATAGTGTCACATGTTCGTGTCGAGGACATCTTAGATTGTGATTGGGTGTGGAAAGAGAACGATGCATTTATAAATTGTGCTCATGTAGGTTTCCATCAGACAGAATTATTAATGGAAGCTTATGATCATTGGAAAACAGATGATAGTAAAACAATTATCAACATCTCAAGTCGAGCAGTTCAACCCAACATATCAAAAGGGTATCTGTATGCGGCACAGAAGGCTTCTCTGAACCATTTGAGTAACAACCTAGTGTACAACTCCAATAAGAAATGTCGTGTCACTACGATGAATCTAGGACTCTTAAATCACCCTGAGCTTCCTAGTATCTCCTACAATGAAGTTGCAAGTTGGATATACAGTCACCTAGTGACCTCTAAACACTTCGATGTTCCTGAGATTACCATTCAGAATAGTGCGAATTACCTAGAAGTACAGAGTGATAAACAGTCTTTAAAGGAGTTAGAAATTCTCAGTTTGAATATGAGTAACCCTAAATAATACTATGACTACAGAATATAATGACTTTGGTTTTACAGCGATGGATGCAGATGAACTTGCAGCCATTGACACTAAGATTATCGAGAAGACTACTACTGCAACAGAAGTAATCAATAAACTCGATGATTTCGTAAGACCCCTATTAGAGAATCTTGCAAAGGATTCAGACAAGGACTACATCTACTGGCCTAATAGAGTAGAGATCATAAACAAGAAATTAAAAGAATTAGACGAAATTCAAAAAACCCTCTAGTAAGATAGAGAAGAATTTGTTATAATATAATAGTACCTAACAAGTACCAGCAAGGCAATTATGCCGAAGCTTAAAACAGAGAATTAAAACTCTCGCAAAGGAGAACGATATGTCAGTATATGACTTTAATCGAGCTGCGTTAATCGATGAAAATATAACCAACGCATTCACCCAAGAACATTTAGAAACACACAAAAGATTGTGTCCTATTGAATCTTATCCCGAATTATTAAACTTACCAGTCCAAGCAAGTGCTATTGAATACTTTGAAACTAGACTTACGGATAGACGTAAGATTAAAGATGGTTCTGCAGTAAATCCAAGAAGTCAAAAAGGTAGAGCTGGAGAAGCAATTCTAGATGAAGATATGGATAGACTGGAAGCAAGTTATCACAAACATGGTGCTAAATTAAGAAACCTTGCACCTTGTATATTTATAAATGAGAATGGTGAAGAAGTCTATATAACAGGTTCATCAAGAGATGAAATTTACGATAGATATAATTTTACAGATATTATTGTCAATGTATTCATTGCTGTCGATGGTACTACAGATATGGAACAACAATCTGCACTCTCATTCATGGCAACATGGTTAAACCCAGCGGTTGATGCACACGTTTGTGCAACCACTCATGATATTAGATGTGATATTAACAGAGCAACAGAAAATGGTTGGATTGAAAAAACATACGATGCAATCTTAGAAAGAATTAAACCTCAAACAGAGAGAGTTAATATCTCATATCTCAAATCAACTCACCTTGCAATAGAACTATTTGAAGCAAGTAAGAAAGGTACTTCTGCAAAAGAAATCAGACCAATGGTATCTAGAGATTCTAAGAAGTGGGCCCAAGATAGTAAGTACGTTGATGTGAAAGACAAGGTCAAGTATTTCTTTAGGTCACATGACAGAGACCAACAGGGAATTTGTGATGCAGTTAATTATGCACATAAGAATCCAAACGAGGAAGTTAGGATTGTGGTGTTTTGTGGTATCCTCACAAGTGGAGACCCACTCTCACAATGGGAAAAGAGAAGTCTTAAATTCCACACTTCATTTAACAACATCTTAAATACATTTCAGAATGTAGTGTTTAATGGTGCGAGTATTAAATTAAAGAATATTAAGTTGTATGGAGTGATTCCACAACTTGCAGAATTCCAATCCTTAAACAAGATATGTCTATACAAAGATAACGGAACAACTTTTCAGAAATAATCTAAAAAGGGGTTTACAATGACCCCTTTTTTTTAGTATAATAGATACTATTATAAAAAAACTATAAGGAAAATATAATGAATAAAGTAGGAGAGTATTACGCAGAAGACCCGAAGGTAATGCAGGTCGTAAGACTAGGTCAGGAACTAATAACCAATTGTGAGAATGGAATCATCTTTGCAGGTAATGACGATGAGTCATATGAAATGTGGAATGCGGCTGTTACTGCAGGAAATAAAATGACTACCTTTGGTATGGTTTGGAGTAATTTCAAATCGATGAAACAACTAAACAAGATACAGTCTAAAGCAGTATTGGAATATTTAGATTACAAGAGAAAGAATAAGTGAGAATATTAGTAGAAAATTATGGTGACGTAAAGATATTATCGGATAGACCTTTTGGGTATAAACGATACCATGTCGTATGGTCTGATAAATCCTCACAAATGTACAGTGGTCTTTGGTATAAAGAATCAAAGGTTAGAGAGATTGTAGAGGAGACGTTATCAACGATCCAAGAGACGAAGTAAAAGTTATTATAATGGGGTTTGCTCTAGTGTTATTTTACATTATATTGTACACATAGGGCTTGACAATGACTCCCATTTTCTGTTATACTATGTATATAGAATGAAAAATGGAGACAAAATGAAACTTTCAACACTAATAGAAGAAGTTAACCAAGAGCAAGAACTCTTTGAACTTTGCCAAAAACTGTGTGACGATATCAAATCGAATCACTTAAAACAACACCCAAGACTTACAGAGTATTCATGGACTTATAAAGTGTCTAGGAAATACATCAAGATTATTTCCAATAGTGGAAATCAACGGTCTGTTTGGGGATTTATCAACAAAAAAGAATGGACTAAAGGAATGGCAGGAATCACTTTCAAATGTGGTGATGTTCTAAAGTCTGCAGGATGGAACACTCCTACTCTAAACGCACCGAGGGGAAACCTCTTCGATGGATATGATATCCACGGAATGAGACAATACGGCCCTGATTATCTTATATAAAAGCTTGACAATGCCTACCGCTTTTTGTTATACTAGTAGAGTAGGAAAATAAATAGAGAAACAAATTATGATAACATTAGAAAGACAATCCATGTTAACAGGTAACACCAGTTCAATGGAATTAAACACAACACAGGAGAAGATCGATATCTTCTTTGATGAATCTCAGAGACAAACAAGACCCTTTATTCAAGACTTGTTTTCAGAGTTGACTCAAGATGAACGAGAGTTTATTCAAACAGGAGCAACTCCGAAAGAGTGGTCAGATTTAGAGCAAACAGTGAGAGCAATATGAATATAGAAAATGCAAATAAAAAAATAAGTATATTAGAAGACAAGTCTTGGGACTTGGAAGCGCTTATTAATAGTGTCAATAGTAAGACTAAGGAAATCAAATACAATGATGTTCCTAGTGATATTTATATCACAGTCATGGGTCTTGCAGAAGAAGGCGGTATTGACGAGTCAGACCTTGAGTACAAAATTAACGAAGTCAGAGAAAAAGTTAATGAACTTGAGTCTGCAATTTATAATCTAGTCGAACCTTTTGAAGATAAGAAAAGAGAAATTGATTATGAGAAAGATGAAATCGAGTGTGACATTTCAGACTACGAATACGAATTAAAAAATGCAGTTGCATAGGAAACTATTATGTTAAAAAGTACTAGTAAATATTTTGGCGGGATTGCTAAAATACATGAATTTGAGAATGGTTATGGGGCAAGTGTAATTTGTCACAACGGTTCTTACGGTGGGCCTTATGTAGAAGGTGCAAATAATTTTTGGGAAGTTGCAGTGTTAGACGCTGAAGATGAGATCACTTATCACACCCCTATTACTCAGGATGTTATTGGAAATCAAACTGAGGAACAAGTAAATAAAATTTTAAAAGAAATTTCAGAATTACCTTCTGAGATAGAACATCAATTGGAATTGGACTATGCAGCTGCACAGTACAGGTTTGATGATGATAACTTAGAGGAAGAAATATGTTAGATATGGAAAGTGCAAAGCTGATTGCAAAACAAACAGGCGGTAAATTAACGGCAGAGGATGTCATCAATCTTGCAACATATGGGACGACCAATGCACAAGACATGGCACCTGATCTGAGCAGATTGCAACTGCTCAAGCTTGATTTAGGTGAGTGTCCATGTGGGGTCATTAATTGTCCCGATGCATATTCACACACAACATCAGGTTGGTAATATGAAGAAATACAAATATCTATGCCTAGTAGTACTAGGTTTTTGCATAGGATTCTATACAGGCAAAGCAATGGCCAGTGATGAAAACGGTGATGCATTTTGTCTTGCACAAAACATTTATTTTGAAGCAGGTAATCAACCTCTTGCAGGTAAGATTGCAGTTGCACAGGTAGTGCAAAATAGGAAGGCGGACTTTCAGTTTCCTGATACAATATGTGATGTAGTGTATCAATCTTACACTAGGGTTAACTGGAAAGGAAATACAGTTCCACAACTAGGAAGATGTCAGTTCAGTTGGTATTGTGATGGTAAGTCAGATGAACCAGTTGATTCAGTTACTTGGATTGAATCCATGGGAATCGCACGAAGAATAATAGATGGTGAATGGGGTGATATAACTGAAGGTGGTCTTTACTACCATGCAGATTATATCTATCCTTACTGGGCATCTTCTTTGAATGAAACCGTAATTATTAACAACCACATATTTTACAAATGAAACAAAAATATACATTAAAATATATTGTTAAAATATTAAAAAAGTTCGGCCCTTTGCCAACCAGTAGAATATCAGATGAAATGTTTAAAGTATGTCCTACTGATGGATATGAATTCAGATGGGGGCAACAACAACTTAAAAAATTAGGAATAATTGACATTGATAAATCTGTATATCCTAATGTTTGGTATTTGAAATGAAACAATTAAATTTATTAGACTCGCTTAAGCCACCAAGGGGTGGCATAGACAAACAAGAATTTGCAGAAATCCTAGATGAGGAAGGCAAGTTCAAACAATATGCACATGGAACTTACGAAGAGATTGAGTATTATTGTGAACAAAATAACTGTTGGGTGGGTCGATATCTTGACTATGTTGCACCTTCATCAGTTAGACAAGGATTTGATTATGTCGGAACTGGAACAGGACACTATGTCCTGCAAAGAGGTTTTGACTACGAGAAACATGAACCCATTATAGACGATAGTTTTTAACCATAAATAATAGAAACCATTCGTGAGTACTATATAATGCCTTTATATGAATTTGAAAATACTGATACTGGAGAAGCTTTTGAACTTCTACTATCATTTGCAGGTAAGGACGATTACCTAAAAGAAAACCCCCACATCCAACAAAGATTTTTTACACCACCATCCACAGTGGGTGGAGTTGGTGATCGAGTGAAAACCGATGATGGGTTTAAAGAAGTTCTTTCTAAGATCGGAGATAATTATAAAGGGTCTGATGTTGATAAACGATATAATACCAAATCCGTTAAAGATGTTAAGACACGAGAAATTGTCAAAAAACATATGGACATACAGACCAAAAAGTAGTACAATAGAACTATGGAAAATTTAATAAGTTTAGGTGATTTAGAATCACTACCAATGAATCGAGTATCGGAGAACGGTAAAAGATTTTATCTTACTCCCGAAGGGAAGAAATATCCAAGTGTAACAACTGTTACTGGATTGTTGTCAGGAGACCATATAAAATTATGGAGAGAACGAGTTGGAGAGGAAGAGGCAAATAGAATATCCACTGCAGCTGCAAAACGAGGAACAAGAATGCACTCGTTGTTCGAACAATATCTTCGTGCAGAAGAAGCAGTTACATTTGATAACATAATGGAATCATCTATGTTCGATGCAGTCCAACCATTGTTAGATGAAATATTACCAATCGCTTTAGAGGCACCCCTACATTCAAATTCACTGCAGTTGGCAGGACAAGTAGATTGTGTTGGAATATTTGAAAACCAACTTTGCATAATAGATTTTAAGACTTCATCAAAGTACAAGGAAGAGTACATGGCAGACCCATGGTTTCATCAGATGACTGCATATGCAATCATGGTGGAAGAACTTACAGGTGAAGAAATACATGAAGTGATAGCTATTGTTGCTGTTGATGGTGGTGGGTCTCAAGTTTTTGCAGCCGATCCAAGAGAGTATGTAGAGAAACTTTATGAATTGAGAAGTAGATATCGACATTTATATGGAGTATAAAAATGATAAGTAAAAAAGAATTCACAGAACAGGTAGAACTGATTCTATTAAAAACAAAGTCAGATGTTATGGATGCGATTATTACCGTATGTGAACGGAATAATTTAGAACCCGAATCTGCAAAAAGATTTATATCTCAACCCCTCAGAGAAAAACTAGAGGCTGAGGCACAAGGTCTCAACATGGTTAATCGAGGTAAGAATGGTAGAGGAAGTATAACTGGATTTTTTGAATAGGAGTAATTATGAAGAAAGGTGATGTAGTCACAGTAGTGACAATTAGTGGAGAGTATGTTGGTAAACTAGTCTCTATAGAAGATGCAACAGTTGAGTTGCAAGACCCACGAATGATTTTATCAAACCCTGCAGATGGAAGTATGGGATTCGCAAAAGGAATAGCCGCTACTGGTGAAGAGAATGCAAAGACAGCATTGTTTCAACAAGTAGTGTTTGTAGTGCCAACCAATAAGAAAGTTGCAGAAGCACATTTAACTGCAACCAGTGGATTGGTCTTAGTCAAGTAATGACGAGTCGTGATGGATATGATGCATACACTTTATACCTTGGTATAAAACTTCATTTCCATTCTAAGACTTATGACTTCGTTAAGTATAACGGAAAAGTCAAATCAGATATTAACTCGTTTGTAAAGAGGAAGGACAAATACCATTTTGGTAAATTGTTCAGAACATATAAACAAGACCTTC